GGGATTGTCATGATTTCATCGGACATTTTTTTGCCTTTTAAAGGTGGTGTATTTCCATATTGTGTATAAATAATAGGTTTTTTCTTAACAACTTTTGTTGTTTTCTTAATAGTTTTTTTCATAATGTTAAGCGTTTTAATTTTAATTGTTTCTTATGCTTTTTAATATCTTGATTTTTTTCATACGTAGTTCTCTCTATAACTTCGTTATGGTTAAGCATATCTGTATAGATTTTCTTTAATTCTTGCTTGTCAAATATTTTTTGCTTGTAGTAGCGAGGCATAGAGATAAAGTGTCCATTTTCATGGAGTATAGCTGTAAGTTCTCGTTTTCTATAATAATTAATCATTTGAGGAGTAAGATAGGAGAGACCCATACCTTTAGACATTAAAGAGAATTCTCTTAGTCTATCATCATGTCTGTTGATTTGTTTAATATTATCTTTCATTATATAACCAGAGACATAATTTATTGTTAAATCATTTGAATGGGTGATCATGGTATGACCATGTCCCCAAGTATCAGTAATAATTTCAGGTCGAGAAATAATCCTGTGAGGTAAGTTAAATATAATAGCGTGATAGTGTGGACGATTGGTTTTAGTACCATATTCGCCACATGCGTAATACTTAAGTTTATAAAGAGGACATTTTTTCCTAAGTTTTTTTAAGAACTTTTGAAAATCTTCTTTTACAAGAGTAGGAAATCCATTTTCTGAAATAGGAGCGTTAGCGTACGTTAAAGTTAGAAAAGAGGCCGAAGATGAGACTTGAGCCTCTTGAGCTAACCTGAAGGACCAGTGGCCTGACCTTCGTTTTAAACAACTTACACATTTGCCACACGGAACGTTAATGGTTCTATTCTTTCCGTTGATATCAGTATACTCTTTTGTTAACTGAAAAGGGGAGAGACATCGAGCCATAGTATTAAAGTCTTATACCACCTCTAGCGACTCTGAAAGAGTTGTATTTAGCAGATTTTTTCTTCTGCATTTTAAGTCTCTTTTTGAATCCTATAGATTTCATTTTAAACTTTTTAAATTTTGGTTTCTTTTTTGAATAAGGCATAATTTCTAATATTAAATAGTTGGAGTTCCGAAATAGACCATAGGTCTAGTTGCTTCAACTTTGTTATGTAAATAGACGTACAGATTTTCTGCGTCTTGATTGACAGCGAAGATCCTTTCGACTTCGGTGTTGTCCATTTCTATAAAGTCCTGATTTAGTGAAGGTCTTGTGTCAAAGATTCTTCCCATATGCCAGAAGTTTAAAGTATTTCTGAATTCTCCGTGTACGGATGAAGGTATGTACTTATATTCAGCGTAACGAGGAGTATAGCCAAAGATGCCATCGTTATTATTATCAGAAGCATCAAAGTAAAGTTCTTCATTATAAATAGGCTGTTCGCCAATAGATTGGAAAGCAGGCCAGAAGTAATCGAATTTATCATATTTTTTATAGAGTTTAGGTAGACCTTGTTGATATGCAGATTTAGGCATAACAGTCATTAATCCCATTATTAATCCATGTTCTTCACAGAAGTATGATACTTTTTTAGATGCGCCAACGGATACACCATGTCCAGCCATGTTAGCTTGAGGAGTGTTTTCAGCAGCGTTATCTGATGTTTGTAATACTTCAGAAATTGTTACAGGAGTAGCAGAGCCACCCAGAAATTCAGGTCTTTGTAATCTAGAGTCTGATGATTTTACTCCAAAATGAGCCATTATTATTTCTATATATCTTGAGCCACCTCTTGCATTTCTTTCTAGCCATTCTTGAAGTCTAAATGCTCTTCTTAAATCATTGATAGATGAAGCAGATGCTTGAGATAAATCAGCGACATGAGTATTAGTTACGTCCCAGTTTGCAGCAGAAGCAGTTCCGTCAGGATACCTAAGCATTCCAACACCATTAGTAATAACATTACCATCTTGACCACCAAGATAACCAGTAGGATCTACTGAATAAGGTTCTCTAAGATATGTAAGATCAGTGTTTGCTGTAGATCCATAGTCTCCATAAATTAAAGGAGCTTGAGTTCCAAGAGGTATAGTAGCTTCAGGACCTTTTTGAGTAAAAGGTAAAGCAGAAGTGAAATAATCATGTTGCCAAGCTCTTTTTTGCATACCAGATTTATATGAGACTCCGTCTGAATAAATTAGAGCAGTGTTATCACCATCGATTAATGAATCGGGTAGAGGTGTAGTAACTAAGTTTTGGTCTCTATAATATTCGTTATAAATTTTATTATATGCAGCGATTGGTAAAGCACTAAATGATTCTCCAAGATAGGATGTTCCAGTAGCAGCAGCAGTTGCACCAGTTGGTAGTCCTAAATAATCCCAGATTGAGCCAGAAGATATAGTATCGAATCCAGATGGAGGTGAGATTGTAGGGAAAGCAGGTTCAGATAGACCATCTTCTCCACCAGATATAAAATCTTCCCAGCCTTTGACTTGATCACCAGTTGAGCTAAAGCCTTTTGGCCAAAGAATTCTATTTGGTACGAAGAAGTAGTGTATATATACAGATGATTGGTGCATAACAGGAGATAATAACGGGGCAAATCTTAATAAATTTGTTGAAGTTATGTTGAATTTGTCTCCAGGTACACATTCCATTAAGCAGATAGGAGTAATTTCTCCAAGTTTCATAGAGAATTTTTTATCATGCGATAGGTCGAAAGTATTCGACGCGGGTTTGGGCATTGCCACTTTTGAAAATATAGACATAGTATTTATTTTTAATTATCAGGGGTTAAATCAACAGGTCCTAGTTGTAGTCCCATTGCATTGAGGGCTAGACCTACTAGCCTAATCCAAATTTTATCGCCAAGATTGATACCTTTATCAGCGAAATTGGATTTTACTTTTGAAATGTTTGCTTCCCATTTTGATTGGGAAACTTTGTTTTTAGTTAAAGCTAGGTTTTGAATAGCTTGTTCAACCATTTGTTGTTGAGTTTTAGTTTTTACATATGTTTCAATTTGCGATTGCAATAAAGATTGATATGCTTCTTGAGTTTTATATTGTTGTATTTCTACAAGGGAATTAAAATTGTTTTTTAATATTCCTTTTTCTAAGCCTTTTACTCCAGCTTCTTCGTAAGTTTTAGCAGTTTCAGCTAAAAGTTTTTGTCCTTGTAAAGGAATTAAAGCAGCTAAAGCAGTTGATTGAGTTGGATCTCCAATGTTGTAAGGAGCGGCTTTTCCAGGACTGATAGACCCTGCAGCGCCTGAAGCGCCAGCAGGGGATGAGCCATATATTAAATTAGGATTAAGACCAGCATCTTTTAACCTTTGCATTTGATTTGCAGGTAAATTATATTGGTTTTGCATTTCCCAAAGTTTAATATTGTGTTTTCTGGCAGCGTCTTCACGTCTTTTTGCACCTATGTTTGTTAAGGCAGAGCCTAATAAGGAGCCAACGGCACCGATACCAGCAGTTAATGGAGTCATACTTTTTTAAGTTTAGGTTTGTCTTTTTTAACTTCTTGTTGTTTAATAAGATTTTGAGTCTGTTTAAGGGTGTCTATAACACCTTTTATTAAATCGTCAAAGTTTATTAGTCTGAGTTGTAGTAAATCAAGTTGTTGATGACATATAACGCAGTGTTGTAAGATGATTTTTCTTAAGATTTCATCTTTTTGTTTTTGAGCTTCAGTTTTGAAGTCTTCTTTTGAATTATTAACTTTCATGTGTATTATTGTTTTATATTAATATTATGTTAAATTGTTCTCGAGGAAAATGACACATAATATATATTATGATTAATCAGTTTTTCCTCTGATGAAGACAATATAGTTATTTTATTTTTATTGACCAAATTTTTTTAAAATTCGTCTCCCCTACTCCATTGCATTACGTTGGGTTTTTACTCATTTTTTTATTTGGTGTCAATTAGCACTAATATATCAAGTATGTATTAGTGCGACGGGCTTTGCCCGTTTGTACTGACGTACGATCTAATCAAAAAAAAGAGGATTACTTAGAATCCTCAATTTTTTCGATTTCTTTTTTAGCCTTTTCGGCTTCAAGTGTGTCGGGTTTTGTTTGCTTAAGTTCCTCAAGCTTTTTCGCTTTTTCCTCAGCGATAAGTTTATTAATTTCAGCTTCTTTTTCTTTAAGCTGATATTTATATTCCATTATATCAGTTAAGTCTGTAAAAACAGGAATTTTCGTATCAAAATATTCTCCTTTTTGTTCGTTTACACCAAGAGGAATCCCGCGAGAATGGTTATCAAGCAGTTCCCGAATAGTTTTAGTTTGATCGGGGATTGTCATGATTTCATCGGACATTTTTTTGCCTTTTAAAGGTGGTGTATTTC